TCAGGTGAGTTGGAACAGGGTGAGGGGGGCGGAAAGCGCATGGGTGCCCTGTTGGCGCACGCGGAACACGCTGCCCGGCAGCAGCGTGGAAAGTTCGGCGAGCAGGGCGGGCGACAGTTCGGCCCGTGGCTGAGTGAGGGTCCAGGTCGCGATCGGGCTTTCGTCGGGCCCGTAACCGAGCAGATAGCTTTCGACCTGTTCCACCAGCGGCACGTCGATGCCGTTCTGCCACACCCATTCTCCGCGCGCGCGCCGAACCCAGCGCAGGGACAGCACGCCGTCGCTTCCCAGCGTTGCGCGGGGATGGACCGGTGCGGGCGGACGCAGCGTCAGTCCGCTAGCGCGCACGGGCGCAAGCACGGCCGCCTGATCACCCGCACCGAGCGCGACGATCCTGCGATCGAAAGCGGTGCCGACAATCGCCGTGTCGAGCGCGACAGAGGAGCCGTCCAGCAGCACGACAGGTTCATCGGGCAAGTGAGCGGCTGCGTCCGTCGCGCCGCGACCGCGCAGGAAGCCGGAGAGCCGCCAGCGTCCGCCACCTAGCGAGTTGGCCTGGGCGAACTGGAGGATCTCATCGCCGACCAGCAGCAGGTTCGCACCTTCGGCGAGTTGCCTTGTCGTTGCGGAGGCGAGTTGCATGGCGGGGTCGATCAGCGCGATCTCCAAGCCGGATCCGCGCGCGAACAGGAGCGGGCTCGACGCCGGCAGTCCGGTCAAGGTCGTGCCCATGATCGCCCGCCGACGGCCACTCGGACCAAGCGGGTGCAGTTCACCGTCGCCGCGATCGGCAAAGAGCGCGGCGCCCCGCCAGTTCGCGCCGGCAGAGGAAACCGCGGCAAGAAGGCGCGGTCGTCCGGAATCGCCGCCGGTCGGATCAAGGGGCAGTTCGAAAGCCGTCAGGACGGTTTCGGCGGAAGGCAGGTCTTGCGGGGGATTGATCCGCCCCGGGTCCGCGCCCGCCCGACCTGGCATGTCCGCCGTGAGCGGGGCTTCGCGCGCGGCGGAAATCTCCACCCCGGAATGGCGCCACTCCCATTCCAGTACGCGCCATTGCCCCGCGATCCCCGGAAAGCTGACGAGAGCGCCCGGCGCCACCTCCGGGTCGAGAGCGCCGGTGCGCCAGGTTATCCGCTCGCGGCTCCAGTCGGCCCGTCGGCGGTTGCGCTCGATCAGGGTTCTGGCGGTATCCGCGTCAAGGGCGACCGGCAGTTCGATGGCGCGCGGCGCACCGATGGCGGCTTGTCCCGAGGCATGCTGTACGCTGGGTAGGTAATCGCGTTCGCTGTCGAAATAGCGCAGCAGCGAGACGGGCTTGTCGTCGGCCATGGCGCGGTCGCGGGAAAAGCCGCTTGCTCCGCCGAATTCGCCGTCATCGGCAGAGATCGTCGCCGCGCCGAGATTTATGCTCCGCGCTTGCCGAAGCCTTCGGGCGATGACCAGCGTTTCGGGCCCGGCATCGAGATCGAGCGGGATCACCTGGTCGATGGTTTGAAGTGCGCCGCTGAGCGGGCCGTCGCAGGTCATGCCGAGAAAGCCGTCAAGCGGCACGGAGGCTTCCACATCCTCGACTAGATCGCCCACGATGGCGGCAAGATCGAAGGTCTCGTCGGCCAGCACTTCGAAAGTCAGGGAGGGGATGCGGTTGTAGAACTCCGACAAGTCGAGATCCTCGAACACGACGTAGGCCAGATCGCGATGGGCCGGGCAGCGGGCAGCGCCCTCGGCGGCGAGCATCAGGGGGTCGCAGGTCTGATCCGCATGGCCCCGGTGGATGCGCAAGGTGCCGCCGCATTTGAGGTCTCCCTCCACCCCGCGCAGCAGGCGGCCGTCAGCCCAGATCCTGCCGAGCCCCGTGATCGGGCGGCTCGCCAGGGCCACGGCGAAGCTGGCGGTGTAGGCGTAAGACGTGATCGCGGCGCCGCTCTTGCCGCCGCCGAGCGTTTCGCTGCTTTCGACGAGGTCCGTTGCCCAGATCATCTGTCCGGCCACCCGCATGCGACCGAAATGGCGGGGCAAGGGTTGGCCATAGCTGGAGGTGGTGACTTCCAGCTCCTTCAGGCGGGCGCCTTCGCGGTGGGGCGAACCGAACACCACGGTATCGAGCTGCCGCCCCATCATCGAGCCGATCGCGCCGCCGATGGGGCCGCCGAGCGCGGTACCGACGGCGCTGAAGACGAGTGTTGCCATGTCAATTCCTTTCGATGGGCAGGCGCCAGCGGGCCAGGATCGGCCAGTCCGCGGGGATCGGGCCGAGCACGACGCGACGCAGTCCGGCATGGGCGTGGACGATGTTCGTGCGGTCCACGGCGATGGCGAGGTGGTGCTGGCAGGGGCCGGGACGGAACATCAGCACGTCGCCCGGTGCGACTGGGGATGGCTGGGTTGGATTCGGCTGCGGTGCCAGGAGCAGACCCAATTTGCCGGCGATGGCGTCGGCATCGTCGCGGCGCAGGGAGCGCAGGCGATAGCCGTTCGGCACCAGGGCCGTCGCCTCCATGGCGGCAGCAACCACGCCCAGGCAATCAAGCCCGATGCGCGGGTCTCGACCATTGAGGCGGAAGGGAATGCCGACGAAGGCGCGGGCTGCGTTGGCGAGGTCTTCTCCGGTCAGGGAGCGTGGCACGCTGCCTGTCACGTCGCTCGTCATGCTGGCCCCGAGCCATCCGGGGCGGGATAGCGGGTGAGCATGTCGTTCCCCGGCAGGAAGGGCTCGCCGCGAAAGTTCGCCGCATTGCCGAATCGCGCGCCGCAGGTTTCGAGAGTGTGGTCGCAGCCCTCGCGCAGGAACGCGCGGGTGCCCGGCGGCGCCTGAGCATCGAGCGGCGCGTCGACCATCAACCGGCTGTCGCTGATGCCGATCACGCGCATGGTCATCCCCGCCTGTGGACCTTCCAGCCAGCGCAGGACGCCACCCGCAAATAATGCCGGATCGAGTGCCGGATCGTTTGGCGCCTCAAGCGAAAGCGTGTTGTCCTCGATATCGAGATCGGCGAGCCGGACCTCGGAGGTGAAGCGCAGGGCCGCGAGATTGCAACCCGGCCCACAGAACGCGGCGCGGCAGGATGGGCTCGTGCGCGGAACGGGATCGCGGGCGAAATCCTCCTTGCGCGACACGAGATCGGCGGAGAAGGCGCCATCCTCCTGCGAAATCGATCCGATCGTACCGGTATAGAGCCTGTCGCGTTCTCCTGTTTCCCAGTCCACGAGGCCGATCGTCACGCGCGCGCCGTCGTATCGGCCGGCGGCAAGGTCGTCAGCCGAGATCGCCTCGTGGGTGAGGCTGCCTCGTACCTCGGCGTTGTCCGGCTCGAATCCGGCGGATTTGCGGATCGAGGACGGCACCATGCCCGGCGAAGCGCGGTGCAGCAGCCCGTCGAACCAGAGGTCGGCGTCATGGGTGGTAAAGCCCAGCGTCACGCCGTCGCGCCGATCGAGGCGCCAGAAGGTTGCGACCGTTTCGAGATCGCCGGTAAACCAGACGCGGCTCATGATGCCTCCCGGATCTCGACGACCGGCACGCTCGGCGCTTCACCGGCGGCAAAGGCTGCGCCTCCGATTTCGAGTTGGTCTTCGGCAAAGCGCACGGGGACGTCGAAGCGGAAGCCCGCGCTGACGGTGGCGCCGGCTGGCGGTGCCAGATCGAACAGCACGGTGCCGAGAGCATCGAGGCGCCAGCCGCCGCGCTGCAGTTCTCCGTCGATCGCGATGAGCACGCTGCCTGGCCTTGGGCGAGTGATGCGCCGGACTTGCGGTTCCTCGCCGGCGCCATAGCGCTTCACCAGCGGATAGGCGGTGCGCAGCGCGTCGCCGGTGCCAAGATGCTGATCGGCGGCGGTCGGATCGCCGGTCATGCCGTTCGAACTGAAATCGCTGGGGTCACGCAGGAGGAAACCGCGCGCGGGGCCGCGCCGGGCGCGGTAGAAGGCCAACAGTTCGCCGAGTTCGGCTTCCGAGCGAACGCCCGGCCCCAGGTCGAAACGCAGCCGCGCATCGGACCACAGGCTGTTGCGCCGCTCGAAGCCGGAGGCCGTAACCGAGATCGTCGTCGAGAACTCCGGAACGACCGTGGCGTCGCGTCCCAGGGCAAGCGGATAGGGCACTTCATCGAAAGCCTGCATCTGATCGGCTCCTGAAGGGGGGAGGGGAAGGCGGACGAAACCGTCGCGGGCGACCTGCGGTAGCGCCCAGACCACCACTTCGTGCGGGGAGCGGGTGAGCGCTTCGTCGATGCCCGCGTCGATGCGGCGCCACTGGTCGGCTTGCTCGGCCTTCAGCACGAATCCGGCGAGATAGTCCTGCTCGTGCGGCGGATAGCCAAGACGCTGGTTCACGGTGGCATAGGCGCCGCGCCGCAGTGCATCGGCACCGGCAGTGAGCCAGTCGTAGTCCTCCACCTGGAGCCGGTCGAACGCCGGGGAGGCCCAGCCGACCGGGAGGTTGGCGCGGTACATTTCAGGCATGGCGGGATCGAGCACGGTCGGGGTGAAGACCAGCGCCAGGGCTTCCACCACGCCGGGCGCGGCGGCGATGCGGACGGCCGTGACAAGATCGGCCGTGGATTGCGCCAGGATAGCACCGGCGGCATCCAGCAGAGCTTTTCGTGGTTCGTCCAGCGGTGCGCGCAAGTCCGGGATGGACGGCGGCGTGCCGCCGAAGCGCGCTTTCGCGGCATCGTCGTAGATGCAGATCCGTCCATCCGCGAAGCACCACCACCAGGGTTCGCCGACCTGGAAGCGCACCGGCGCACCGGCTTCGATCATGAGGCGCGCGAAGGCGGCTCCCACCGATTGCAGCCAGTCCATCGCCTCGACATTCGCAGGCGAGAGCAAGGTGGAGGGCGGATCCCAGCCGGTGAGGGCCGGTTTGCCTTCGAAATCCCGCTGCTTCCAGGCGGCAGGGCAGTGCTGGTCGAGCAGTTCGTAGGACAGCGAGGCGACCGGGCTGAAACCCAAGGCCATGCATTCCGCGAAGAAGGCGCGGTGCCAGGCCCGTGTGGGGGCATTAAGCGGATCGGGCGCATTTCCCACAAGGAAGGCGCCGTCCGTGGCTGCGAGCCGGAAATAATGGCTCATGCCGACATAGTGGACCAGCGAGCCCCGGTAGCCGAGTTGCCGAACGCTGCGCAGCAGGCGCGCGGGGGTCTGCACGCCCTGATCGTCGAAGCCGGTGGCCATGGCCAGCCCATTGGGCGGCAGGATGACGTCGCCGATCTCCACCATGGCCCGCGCACCGTCGGTGCGGATCTCGCTGAGTTCGATCCAGCCCTCGGCTTCGGCGCTGAGCGGATCGGCGCTGCCGTCATAGCCGGGCGGGCAGAACGAGATGAACATGCGGTCGATCGCCCCCGGCCATACCCGGTCGGCGGAAGGCAGGGAGAAGCCGGCGTCGAGTTCGGAGAAGCGCAAGGTGATCCGCGCATCCTCGCCGGTGCCCTCGGCATAGTTCCAGAGCCGCACGTACCAGACGCGCGCCGCGCCCTGTGCGTCCCGGCCCTCGACCGTCAGCGTCGGGCCGATGCCGGAATCGAGCGGAATGACGCCCGAGGAACGCCAACGGAAGCTGAGCGAGGTATGGGCATAGTCGCGGTCCGTGCGATAGGCGAGCAGGGGATGGTCGAGGCGGTCCTCACTGTCCCAGATCAGTCCGCCCAGGTCGCCCTTGCGCAGGAAGGAAGCGTCCACGCGCAAGGAGTCCGGGCCTGTGGAGACGATCGAGGCCATCATCGGGCGCGGGAAATTGACGGTCCAGAACCGAGGGTCGAAGCGGCTGATCCAGTCGCTTGCCTGTCCGTTGCGCTTTCTTGCAAGCCAGAATGCCATGGGGGTCTCCGAAAGAAGGGGATCAGCGGGCGGACAGCGCGCGGCGCACCGCGCTGGCCACTTGGCGGGACGAGCGCTGGAGCGATTGCGGCACGCTGGACCCGCGCGGGCCGGTCATGTTGATGGCCACCTTGACGTCGCGCGTGGATGCCGGTGCCCCGGTTTCGATGCGCCCGGCGGAAGTGGGAACGAAGAGTTCCGGTCCACGCTCGCCCACGACATAGCCGCGACCGGGGGAGACATTGCCCCCCGTGGCCCGGCCGGGCAGGCCCAGCAGGCCCGATACCAGCCCGGAAAGGTCAAGGGCTCCCGATGTTGCAGCGGACCCGCTGCCCGACGACCCCAACAGGCCCTGCACGGACTGCGCCGCGATCTCGCCCAGCGTGCCGAGCGCGATCCGCTTCAGGTCGTCGAAGCCGAGGCTGCCGCGCCGGATCGCGCCGGTCAGGCCCTTTTCAAGGGCTAGGCCCGCCTGCGTGAAGCCCGAGACCAGATCGCCGTCGATACTGGCGCGCATCTGCGCGATGTCGCGGGCGAAGCCTTCGGTGCCGGCGCGAACTTCCACCAGCAGGCTGTCGATGTCATCGCTCATTGTCGTGCTCCATCAGCTTTTCCAGCAGGGGCCGGTCGAGGCCCGGCGGTGCATCACCCGCGAGCAGGCCAAGCGCGGCGGCGAGTTCGGCGGGCGTGGCTGCCCAGAATTCCGGAGGGCGCCAGCCCAGCGTGCGGGCGGCCAACCCGCAAAGCGCCAGCGCGGCCGGGGCAAACCGCGTCTCGCTCATCCGCTGCCTTTCAGAATCTGGCCGAGCAATGCGCGTAGCGGCGTGGCGCAGGCGGCAAGCCCCTGTGCCACTACCGCTTCACCAACCGCCTCGCGTGCGATGGAGCGGTGTGGTTCGAGGCAATGCCAGAACAGGGCGGCCATTTCGGAGAGGCGGAGCCGGCCCTCGCCCGCTCGCTCGACGAGGGCGAACAGCGGACCGAGTTCCTCCTCGGCCGCAACCAGCGCGGTGAAGCTGGGGCGCAGGATATGCGTGCTGCCACCGATCATCAGCGAGGCTTCGCCGCGCAAGGGGTTGGCGAGCGTCATGCCGCCGCCACCGCGCCCGAGCTTTCGAGCTGGATCGTGTAGTTGCGCTCGCCGTTGAAATCGCCGGCATAGTCGAGCCGCTGAACGAGGAACCGGCCGCGCAGCTTCTCGCCGTCCTCGAAGCTGAGTTCGTAGTCGTCGAGCGTGCCGGCCATGGCATTGGCGCGGATCTTCGCTTCGGCGGTGCTGCCGAGGAAAATGCCCGCCGCGCTCACCGAGACGGAGCGGACCCCGGCGCCGGACAGCAGTTCGCGCCAGCCGCCGCTGTCCTTGCTGGTGACGACGACCGTATCGCCCGTCACCGACATCTGCGTCGTGCGCAGGCCCGCGACGGTCTGGTAGGTGGCGGGCGAGCCGCCGCTCGAGATCTTGAGAAGGAAAGCGCTGCCTTTCTGGGCGGGCATGGTGTGTCTCCTTGAACGAAAGGGGGATGAGCGGGAGGATCAGGCGGCGAGCAGGCGGAAGCGATATTCGAGCAGGACGGCGCGGCGGCTTTCTCCGCGCTGTTCGGCGCGGGCGCGCAGGAACTGGGCGGTGACGACCTGGAACCCGGCCTGATCGCGCGACAGCTCCGCGACCCGCGCCTCGATCGCGGTGACGAGCGCCGCCGCCGTATCGGGCGCATCGCCTCGGCAGTGGAGTTCCAGTGCGACGCGCACTTCGCGGCCCGGCATGGTCTTGCAGCTCCAGTCCGTGCTGGCGCTGGAGGCGATCGCCAGCCAGGGCAGGCTGGTGCGCGAGGGGGCCTCCTCGACTATGGCATTGAGCTGGGCGGCGAGCGCGGGATCGGCGGAAAGCCAGTCGATCAGGGCGGCGCGGAGGGCGATTTCCATCACTTATCCTTTCGCGAAGAGCGGCCAGACGAGGTCGGCGCGGCGCCAGCGGCTTTCATCGCCGCGTGTTTTCAGGGCGCGCATTTCGGCATGGGCGGCGGCGATCTTTCCGGCGCGATCGGCAAGGCGCCGGGCCACGGCGGCGAAGGAGGCGGTGGCGTCGGCCTGGATCATGCCGCTCATGTCAGCCGCATCCTTCGCCAGGGCCGCCACAGCGCCGCGACGGAGGCGGGCGGAAGCGGAGCCGCGCCGTCGCCGTCGCGCTGGCGATGCTGATGCGCAGCCAGCCGGATCACGCCATGGCGCAGGCCATCGGGGAGGCTTTCCCAGTCGTCGGCCAGCCCGGCGGTAAAGCGAACCGCAACCTTGTGCGCCGTGCCGGAATGGAACCGCACGCGCCCGGTGCCATCGGCATCGAGATCGACCTCGTAGGTTTCGGTGGAAAGCGCGAAGCGGGTGCCGTCGGCGCTTACGCCCTCCACCATGGTGATGGCCTGGACCGGGCGGGTGGAGAGGGCATGCCATCCCGTCCGGGCAGGCAGGATTTCCTCGCAGGCGGCGACCAGCGGCATCCGGCCGGTGAAGGCCTCGCAAGTTTCCAGCGAGCAGGCGAGCAAGGCGGAAAGCGACGCATCGTCGCGCAGGGTGGTCACGCCGAGCCACTGCTTGAGCTCGGCAAGCGTCGAGGACGGCAGCACGGCCGGCGTAAGAATGACCCGGTTCATGGAGTCTCCGATCGGAAGGAAGGAGGCGGGTGGCCCGCGCCGTCGCCCTTTTCGGCAAGGGGGACGGGCGATGACGCGGGCCGCTGCTCAAGGTGCGTGGGAAGGGGAAAGGGCGAAGGGCTTCCCACGCGACCCGGATGGCGTCAGGCCGTGATCTTGAGCAGCTTGATCGCGTCGGAATCGAGCACCTGGCCGCCGATCCGCTTGGTCGCGTAGAAGTGGACGAACGGCTTGTTGGTGAAGGGATCGCGCAGGATCGACGTCGCGCTGCGCTCGGCGATAAGATAGCCGGCGCGGAAGTTGCCGAAGGCGATCGGCAGGGCGCCCGCGGCGACGTCCGGCATGTCCTCGGCTTCGACCACCGGATAGCCCAGCAGACGGTTCGGCTGGCCTTCCATCAGCCCCGGCTGCCACAGGAACGAGCCGTCCGCCGCCTTCAGCTTGCGCACCAAGGCCAGGGTCTTGGCGTTCATCACCCAGCTCGCGCCCTGGCGGTGGCCGCTTTTCAGCGAATGGACGAGGTCGATCAGCTTGAGTTCCGGCGCGGCATCGAAGCCGGTGGCATTGCCCGAGCCCAGGAACTGGAGGGTGCCGAAGGGCCTCGCGGCATCGGTGGTGGCGGCATTGGGCGCCTGGAGGAAGCCCTTGGGCTGGTTGGTGCCCGTTCCGCTGACGAAGGCGGCGCCTTCCGCGCGGGCGAATTCCGCAGCGATCTCGTCCGCCAGCCAGGACTGGATGTCGAAGGCCGCATCGTCGAGCATGGCCTGGCTGGCTGCGGGGTTGGCATAGAGTTCGCCGGAAGGCGGTGCGATCTCGGCGAAGCTGGGCGTGGCGGTTTCGACGCGGGCACCGGTTTCGCTCACCCAGCCGGACGTGGTGCCGCCGGTGGTCACGAGCTTGCGATAGCCCGCTGTGCCGGTCTGCACGACCTGGGCGATCGCGCGGATCGGGCTGATGGCCTTCAGTCGGGCCGAGATCAGCGCATCGACTTCGCGCGGGACCGCGTAGCCGCCGTCCGAAGCCACGGTGCCGGAGATCGACTTGATCTCGCTTTCGCGGCCGGAGCGCAGGTAGCCATCGACGAAGCCCTTCACTTCGACGCTGGCGGCGGAGGCGGCGCCGCCTTCGATCACCGGACGCGCCGCCGCGCGGCTGACACGGTCAAGCCGTGCCTTCACATCCTGCACATCGCCGCGCAGGGTTTCGACGGCGGCTTCGGTGGCATCCTGCCGGGCGACGAGGTCGAACGAGGCGTCGAGCGTTTCGACGGGGAGCTTTTCGACGGGGATAGGGGATTCCATCGGGCTTGGACCTTTCGGTTAAAGCCGCCAAATCGTGGCGGCGGGAAAAAAGGAGGAGATCAGGAGATCAGGTGCACCCGTGCGCCGAACTGCATCGGGTGGGTGACGAGGCTGACCTCGAACAAGTCGAGATCGAGGAGTTCGCGGCCCTCGATGCTGTTGCGGCTGGCGCGGGCGCGGTAGCCGAACGACAGGCCCGTCACCGCGCCGCGCCGGAGCGAGAGACCGGCCGCGCCGTCCGGGTTGTCCACCGAGGCGACCACGCGCAGGCCGCGTGCGTCCTCGGCGGCGGTTTCTACCCAGCCGATTCGGAGATCGGGGCGATGCTGCCAGAACAGCGGGAGCGGATCGCGCCGTTCCGCAAGGGTGCGGGCGAACGCTCCGGGACGGATGATGTCGCGCCCCGCGTCACGCTTGCCGAACAGCGCGGCATATCCGGCGAAGCGAAGGGCGGCGCTCATCGCAGCAACCCGAAGCGTACCGCGAGGCCGAGCAGCAGCAGCGCCAGCACGCCGCGCACCAGCCAGCCGATGGCGGCGGTCTGGGCACTGGCCTTGGCATCGCGCCAGGCCTGGAGCAGCTCGCGCAGTTCCAAGAGATCGCCCGGCGCGGTGGCATCGTCCAGCCCGATCCGGGAGAGCATCCGCCGCGCGCCGACATCGCTGGCTTCCTCGACGATGGCGCGCAGGGTCACGAGTTCGCTGCCTTCGGTTGTCGCCTGCGCGAGAAGGCCGGCGAGCATATCCTTCTGGTTCATGATTTGTTCCCTTCATTGCTCGGGCGCGGCGCGAGTCCCAGCAGGGATCGCTTCTCGTCTTCGTCCAGGAAGTCGGCGGCGCTGACTTGCGCCCAGAGCCGCTCGCGGTCTTCCGCAAGGGCGGGCACCCGATCGAGGTCGATCGCAAGGCAATACCCGGGGTCTTGGTCCGGGAACCACGGCGAAAGACCCTCGCAGAGCCCGGCCAGGATCTTGCTTGCCAGCGGCAGCAGGGTGAGCCGCCAGAGTGCGCGGTTGGCCTCTCGGTAGTTTGCGTAAGTGGCGTCTCCGGGCAGGCCGAGCAGCATCGGCGGCACGCCGAAAGCCAGCGCCACGTCGCGGGCGGCGGCCGCCTTCAGCGTGGCGAAGTCCATGTCGGCCGGGGTCATGGCCATGGCCTGCCACTTGAGGCCGCCCTCCAGCAGCATCGGCCGCCCGGCATTGCCCGAACCGGCATAGGCTTGGGTCAGTTCGGTCTTGAGCCGGTCGAACTGGTCGCCGGTCAGCGTATTGCCGTCTTCCGCCTCGTAGACGAGCGCGCCCGAGGGGCGGGCCGCGTTTTCCAGCAGCTGGCGGTTCCACTGCGAGGCGGCGTTGTGCGTGGCCACGGCTTCGTCGGCGGCGGCAAGGCAGCCCGCGCCATAGTGGTCGTCCGCCGGGTGGAAATGGCGGATGTGGATCATGTTGGGAGCGGCGTCCTCATCCAGCAGGGGAATCGTCAGGCGCCGCCCGGCCACGTCGTAGGCGAAGGCGGCGGGCCAGCCGTCCTCACCCGCCACGATCGAGACACGCTCGGGCCGCAGGGCGAACAACTCGACCGGGCGTCCGCGCGCATCTTTCAGCACCTGCACATAGGCGTTGCCGTGGAGCAGGAGATGGCAGGCCAGCGTTTCCAGCAGCGACTGCCCGGCACTCGTCTCGGAAACGAGCGCCATGAGCTGGGGGTCGGCAGGCCGGAGCGGAGCGCCGCCGATGCCTTCGGCGACCAACCGCACGGCGCGCTGGGCCACAGGGTTCTCGAGATAGGCCCTGCGTACCGCCGAACCATATTCGAACGGAGCACGCCCCCCGCCGTTTTCGGCGAAAAACCAGGGCGAAGCCGCGCCGCGCGCCAGCGGCACGCGGGCACTCTCGCCCTTGAAGGCGGCAACGAGCGTATCGATGAAGGACACTGCTGGGGTTCCTTTCAATAAGGGGCCGGAGCGGTTCGGGCCGCATCCGGAGGAAATCACGCCACTCGCACCCGAGGTGCGCCGCCTTTGCCGAGCATCAGCTCACTCAAGGCCCAGACCAGCGCGTCGGCGCGGTCGGGCGAGCGCCCCGGTCCCTGATAGGAACCGCCGGCGATCAGGCCGCACATTTCGTCTTCGAGCGCCGGAAACGGTCCCGCATGGCGGACCCGTCCGGCCTCGTAGAGGGCGGCCACCGGCTCCGCGCGGGCGACCTTGCCGCGGCTGGCGTGGACCAGCCGCAGGGGCAGCGAGAGTTGCGCGGCTCGCAGCACCGAAGCGACCATGGCGCCCCCTTGGTTGGCTTCGGCCACCACGCGGTCGGCCTGCCAGGCCTCGGCCGTACCGGCAACGGCGCGGGCCCAGCGTTCCGGTCCGGCCTTTTCGACCGAGGCGTCGGCGATGACATGGGCAAGGCCGCCTTCGTCCACGCCGACCACCACGATCCCGCAGGCGTCACCGCCCTCCGAAGCCGGTGGATCGACGCCGACGACGACGCGGTTGCACGGCGGAGCGACCTCCTCCCGGCAGTTTTCCAGCAGGGCCCGGCTCCAGAGGGCGCCCTCGATATCGGCGATCAACTCGCCGTCGATTTCCTGCCGCCCCAGCAGGCTGCGCGAAAAGGAATCGCGCATGGTGTCGAGGAAACGGTCGGGCAGGTTGGCGGCATTGTCGAACGTGCTGCCGCGTGTCACCGTGACGTCGCCCCGCTCGCTTTCGGCCAGCAGGCGCATGACCAGCGGCACGCTGCGCGGCGTGGTGGTGGCGACGACGCGCGGATCCTGCCCCAGCCGCAGGCCCATGAGCAGGTTGTCCCAGCTTGCCACGGCGCGGGCCGAGGCATTGTCCCACTTGGCGACCTCGTCGCACCAGGCGTGGCTGTGCTGGGGGCCGCGCAGCGCTTCCGGCTCGGCGGCCGAATAGAGCATGGCCTGCGCGCCGTTCGGCCAGGTCAGCCGCCGCAGCGACGGTTCGAAGACGGGCCGACGCCACGGCGCGCCGACCGAAAGCAAGCCGCTTTCGCCCTCGACCATGACCGAGCGCGCCTCGCCCAGATGCGCGGCGACGAGCGCAATGCGGGCATCGGGATGCGTTTCCGCGATCTCGTTGACCCATTCCGCGCCGCAGCGGGTCTTCCCGAAACCGCGTCCGGCCATGACCAGCCAGACGCGCCAGTCTCCGGCCGGGGCGATCTGCGAAGGCCGTGCCCAGAGGCGCCAGTCCCAGCGCCATTCGCGCTGGCCGGAAGCGCCGAGCCCGATAGCGAAGGTTTCCAGTTCGCCATCGTCGGCCTGGGACAGCCAGTGCAGGGGATCGGCTTCAGCCATGTCCTGCCTCCGCATCTGTTTCCATTCCGGATTCGCCTCCGGCTTCGAGCGCTCGACGCGCGGTCACCTCGGCGCGCAGTTGCGCCAGTTTGGCGTGGATGGAGGCGCGCACGGCGGCCAGATCCTCGTTTTCACGCGCGGCGCGTTCACGCGCCACGGTCTCGCGATGAAGGCCAAGGAGGCGAAGGGCCGTGGCATTGTCGAACTTGACGTCCCCATCCTTGGGATCGCCGAAGCGCAAGCGGAAGAGAACTTCCATTTCCAGGTTCTCGTAGCCCTCCAGAAGGGCGACATGCCATTCGCGGGCGAATTCGGGATTGACGCGGCGCAGCCTGTAGGCCGTTCCGGGGGGCACCCCGGCGGCGAGACTGGCGGCGCTGACATTCGAGGTTTCGGCCAGCGCGGCCAGGAAATTCCGGCGCCAGCGCGGCTCGATCGGCTTGGCTCGCCGGCACGGTGCAGCGCCGGACGGAGCCGGGTTCGGCTCGACCAT